TTGTTGCTTGATCCATTCAAGCCTTTCTTTAGGATTTTCAAAATAATCTAAGCCTAGATCTTTTACAAGACCAGTTTGTACTGCCGCTTTAATTTTATTTTCTACTGTGCCGTAGTCTTGTTTTTCGAGTAAGTCTGTGCTTTCAATGATTGCTGCTTCAAGTGCCTTGTGTCTACAAAATGTTTCAAACTCACGCAAGAACCAGTTGTGATGATCTGGTGTTATATTTTCAATTGGAAGTAATTCAACACCTCCTACTGCTTGTATTTGCTCCAGTGTGGGAATAGAATTAAATTCAGTGCTGTGATTTTGTAATAATTCAACCGAAGGACGAAACTTTCTATTAAAGTATCCAGGGTCAACAATGTTTTGACATCTTGAGAACAATGTAGGATCACTGATCAAGAACCTCAAAAACATTTCCTGTACTTCTTCGTTGTAATCTTTTATATCCATTATAGCATTCTCATCTTTACTTGTGATTTAATCTTATTATTGGTTGCGTATTTAATTATACTCGCAACGGTTAAAAGTCTGCCATATTTGGCGACTGCATCTGCGGCATCTTTTACATCAACATGCCAAGGTGGGAAACTTATTTCCCAATTAAGTTCAAGAGCTTGTTCAATTAGCTCTTTACCTGCTGTATCTCTGTCAGGACATACAATAACTCGTTTACCTAATCTATCAATTAAGTGTGCCTGTTCTGGTGTTATGCTGTTACCAAGTATACTAACACCGTCAACAAGTATAGCATCAAACACGCCTTCTGTGACAATTACAATTTCTCGTTCACTGTCAGCAAATGTATCAACATTAAACACATATCCTGGTTGTAGTTTATGCAAATACTTTGGTGTTTGCTTGTCTGGTGGGGCAATATGTCTTCCTGTCCAGCCTACAATTTCTCCATTATATGTAAATGGCACAATAACTCTTTTCTTGTTTGCTATATCGTTAAAATGTAGCAAAGGGTATATGCCTAGTAGCCCTCGCTCTCTAGCATATTCTTTTAGAGCATTGCCATCTGCTAAACTATCAATTGTTTGTACATCTTCTGGCAATTCTACTGTGTCAAACTTGCTTAAATTATAAACATAGTTAGTACCTTCTGACTCTTGTAAGTCGTCACTGTACTTTAACATTTCAACTTGCACTGCATGTATGTCACTTGTAGTGGCACCCATTTTCATTGCTAAGTCTTTATACTTCTTACCCATGTAAGGATTAGGAGACCAACCTGTTTTGTGTCCACAGTTAAAGCAATTAAAACTAATCTTAGCACCATTAGAAATAACACCTGCACGTTTACGGTTATCACTGCACACAGGACAATCAAATGTAGTCCAGCCACTAGGTGTCCTTGTACTACGCACTGGAAGATTGTCTACTAACAATCTATGTATTTGCTCTATTACAGAATCCACACTCATAGGCATATTATAGCAGAGTTAAATATCAAAGTCAAATAGAATTTAGTTTCTAACGTGAATATTGGAAATAGTACTATTGGCATCGTCCGGGTAACTTATAACTCTTACCCAGTTGCAATTGACAGAAAATGATTTATGTAGGATATCAGTGGTACCAGAAATGGCTACATTACTTACTACATCAAACCAATCTGAATGTGCATCGTCGGCATCGGGTGTTGTATGCAAACAACTTGCTTGTATTTTTATATTTCCTGTATAGGTTGAATGATACACTGCTACACTGTGTTGGGCATTTTGGAAGTTACTATCCAAGTTACCAAAGAACGCACTCGAAACAAAAACATTGTTTGTTGGTTCTAACATTGTAGTATTAAACTGTGTAGGGATTGGTTCGAGAACTGCTTGTTCAGATATTTCAATGTCTAATGCAACATCATTATTTTGATTTGAATACATTGGTAAGTCTACACCGTTCTCGTTTGTTCTAGTAATATACATTCTATATAGACCTGGATTAATATTTTGTAAATCGCCTTCTGTGAGATGTAACTTTACCATTCCTGTATCGCTAGTAACTTCAATTCTTTTAGTAAGTAGTCTAGTTCTCGATGCTGGATTCACAATGTATGCAACAACATCATCTGTGAATACAGGTTGTAGTTTTCTATCGCGGTTTCTAATATTAAAGTTGATTGTATTAGTTAACCCTTTGTGTGCTATTAGTGATTTATTGTTCATTGGTTTGTTATCCACATGTAAGTTGTCGGCCTCAATTACGAGATCTACTGAATTCTCGTACAAATATAGTCTGTTATTGGCATGATTCATATAATATATACCTTTCTATTACAGTATTTATCTATTACTAAGGTAAATATCGTTATGCAAGAAATTGATCAAGAGCGGTTTCCGTTCATTACTGGAATTACCTATGCTAGTTCCGAGTATTACGGGATAGTAGTTAATTATGATAACACTATACTAACAATGTACGACCTAGCAAAAATGCCAGACTTGGAAACTAGAACTTCGTTTGTTACCATGGGTGAAACTTGGTGGTGGGAATCTAATCGACTATTACCAATTGATGTGTTTTTGCATCACGAAATGAAACCTTACCAAAAATACTTAACCACAATGGTTATGAAAGATGTAGACCATATGTTTGGTCCAATGACTACCTTACAGAATATGTTAAAGAAGCGTATTAAGAGGAGAGGTATTCAGTTACAAAATGTTAGGCGAACAGACTAACCTTCACAAATTCTATTTAACTGTACCACAATCGCTGTAGCAAATGCAATAGCATGAGCCTTCTTAAAATAGTATTCACCTGATTCAGGTTTTACCCAAACAGTTTTCTCTATCTCTTCAAAAGATTTGCCTTGTAAATGTTTTTTACCTGGACGAATAATAGCAAGTATCATTGCTAGTTCTTCAACACTAGTAGGTTTGTATTCTTGCAATACATTTAAATAATTGTTTACATGGTACAACTGAGATACTACTTCGTTGTGTAGCAAAAGTTCCCACAGTGGTTCAGTGTTAAGCAGTTTGTTTAAGTGTGCTTCGTCTTTGATATTTGCATACACACTGTTATTAAGATAGTCAACTTTGAACCAACCCTCTTCTTCTGCTTGTTTGTGATCTATTGTGCTGTATCCTTCTAATGGAAACTTAGGAATGTTCTGAAAGTAGACACCAGTATTGTGTTTGGTAAACTTACCATCCTTCTCAATACTTGCGGGTGTATGCTTGATAAGGTCGAGAAAGTTATCTCGATTAGCCATATCAATATCTACATCAAAATTAATCTTCACTGAACAATAAACTCCACTTCATTAGTTTTTCTTTTTTAACTTTTATTCTATCTGCTATTTGTTTATCACTTACGAGGCCACCATCACGCAAAATTTCGATCATACACATAACATCACCAATTTCTTCTTGTAACTGTTTTGTGTCACATGGCTCGTCAAAACGAATCATCTTACTACATGCTTGAATTAGTTCTCCACATTCTTCCATTGTGATTACTAGCATTTCTTCTCTTTTCTTCATATTATTTTCCATACCAAATATTAATATAACCTGACTTATTTTCAAATGCTGTACCATCATTTATCCATTCTGGTAAGTTAGGAACCTGTGTACCTGTGTGGTACTGTATTAGGTCTGTGATACCATCGCCATTTAAGTCTCCAAGTACACCTTCAGGTGTTGATACAATACAGTTGTTATCTGCATCGCAGATATCTTGCTGTGGTAAAGGTGGCAGTTGATTTCGTTGATGAAATACCAAGTTACCTTCTTTGTCATTGATGTAAATATAAGGTTCACCTTCTTGATCGTAACCACCTGATGACCAATAGTCCATGTAACCATCGCCATTTAAATCAACAGTTTGCTTATGCACACCGGCACCAGTAATAAACTTTTCTGGGAATGGATTATCTTGCATTACAAGTTCGTTGCCTTCCATAGCAAAAAGTACTCTAATTGTGCCGCCTTCGAGTTGTGTGTTACAGTCGTACTCAGCATTCTCATTGTATTGCTCGCCGTTAGCAAGACGCTGTACAGCCGCAAACGCCAACAGCATTGGTTCACTATCTGGTGTTGGCCACCAAAGTTCAAAGTGATCCCATGCAAGTCCACCAAAGTAATATTCGCCGTCTACTGCTACAATTTCGTTACGAGCACACCAAGTTGATACTTGTGGGTCTCCCCATTCGAGACATCCTAATTCATCACATGTATCGTACACTAATGTTTCATTTACAATACCCTGTGTTATGTCGTATATAGCAAATCCTTCTCCACCTGAACCAATAGCATAGTTAGAAGTTACAGATCTTACTTCACCAAAAGGTCTGTGATCGTTAGTATCAAATGTTTGTAAATATGCCCACTGTGCCATTTTGTATTTGTCATCATCTGCTTCGTACTCAGCACTAACATCACGCCACTTTTGGCCTTCATTACGATATGCTAAAGGAGTATTTCCTGTAGTAAAGTCACTATCCCAATAACCAAACAATATATCCCAATTGTAATTCATATTAGGTAAAGCGGCAACGCCTTGTGCCCAAATAGGTTCTTCACCAAGTTCTTTTAGATTGTATACATTGTTGAAATCTGCTGTAAACACACCCTGCATTGAATTATGATTACTAAAGTCTTCAGCTCGTTGTCTTTGAAAATCATCTCTTGAAACAATATATGTAATATGAGGCAAGCCAATACCACTGTTAGTATCTTCTAGCATTGTAAAAAACCCTGCAATGCCTCCTTTGTCTCCACCAATTTGTACATGATTTTGACCAAAAACTTCAATGTTGTTTACATTGTACGAACCGTACCCGTCACTCAAAAGTGCTAACATTGTGTTTGGTGACGGATCATCGTGTACAACATCAGGGCCTTGATTGGGGTGGTCTAAGTGTCCACACATCACAAACATTATTATATCTTTGTAGTTGTCGTTATTGATATCTACTAACATTGTTTGCTGTATTCGTGATAATGTGCAAGTAGGTATATCTAACTCGCTTACTGCATCAAGGATTGATACATCTGGTGCATTATTGTATCGCACATCGAAAGAAGGCGTACTCGGAGGTGGTGTAGTCGAGGGTGGTGGAGGTGTTTGTACTGCTGGAGCAGCAGAGCTGCCCCCGCCGCCACCGCAGCCTATTAGTAATAGTGTACAAAGTACTGCCGGTATATTCATTCGCATAATAATAGTCCTACCTATAATTTAAAATACAGTAGTTATTATAGCAGAATTTATGTTAAAGTCAAGTGAATATACGACAGTTAAATCAACGACTTACAGTGTTTTGTGCTTGAATTCTTCAGCCATAGGGAAGATTTTAGTAATAGCATCCGCTACTGCCCATGCTAATTCCATATGTTCTAATTGTGTGCCGTTGTCGCCACGCAATTCAATGTAGTGAATCCAACTACGCAATGTACCATTAACATACAAACGGCTCACAGTATTGCCTTCTGGTAGTACTGCTCTTGCTTGTTCTTTAGCAATACCATTTTCTATAGCCCAATTGTATAGCTCGGTTGTTTGCCTAATATGCTTCATTTGTTTCATACGCCAGTCTTCGTTGATTCTGCGTTGGCTTTCGTCACTGGTATCAATTGCAATACTGTTTTGGCGATTCTTTGTGTCTTGCAGTCTTGCTTCTCGTGGAATCATTTCTAATTCCTTAACAGGGTCTGCATATCGTTGACTAAACTCTTGGAAACTAAAACTCCTATGGCGTAATAGTTGTCGTGCAATGTCTCTGGTTGTTTCAATCTCAAGACACACTGATACCATTTCAAGTGGCGACCAGTGTTTATGTTTCATTAGATACTTAACAAGTCCTGTTGCTGTTTCTTTATTATTTTGATTATCTGGATTACTTACTCTCGCACAATAGGCTACTAAGTCTAATGCTGATTCGTTGTAATCTGGTGCTTGGCTATAACTAATTAGTTTTGCTTTCATTTCTTTCCTTTGGTTAGATTCCTGCCGCCCGGCAAGTTTGTTGTATCTCTTTTACTTCTTCTCTATTTTTCTTAAACAGTTGCATCCAAAATGGAGCATCAATAATATGCTCAATCATTTTTACTTGCTCATCGTTAAGTCGTGTTAACAACTTATCTCCTGTGTTAGACAAATATAACAACCACGGTGATATTTTTGCACTTCGAATATCATACACTGCTCTATTAGGACTTACTTCTGTAAAGTATGTTTGCCATACTAAATTATTTTCATCTGCCCATTTAGAGAGATACATTATGTTTCTTTCTAATGCTCTCATACCACTTTCTTTTTTTACATACTCTAATAAGTATTCGTCATACAAGGCATCACTTGCCCAATCCTTTAACTTTTTGCTATTCTTAATTAACCATTCGGCAAACTTTTCTGGTTCTAAATATTCGTTGCGTACACAACTGCGACCAAACTTAACAAAGCCTTCATAGTATTGACTGTTAATAAAATCATCTATGCTTTTAGATTTACTTGCACTAGTATTCATTTCATAAAACATTTGATATACTCGATAACCAAGTCTTACATGCGTCATATCTTTGTCAGCATTTCGACGCTTCTTAACACACATATGAACACTAAGAGTTCTTTCACTCTTAAAGTTCTTCCCACACCATTTACAAGTGTTATTTTCCGAAGATGTCTTTAATTGTTTTGTCGTCGTATCCATGGGACCTTGCATATTCTTTTAGTTCATCTTTAGAGTTTATCTGCTTTAGTAAGTCTACTTCTTCACCTTTCATATGAGGGAAGATACTGTAGATAAACTCGCTTACTTTATCTTTTTTCTTTTTAGCATTAGGTGGCTTTAGGTACGGATGGAATTGTACTTTACCAACACCACATGCACTTAGTAACAACCATTGCAATTCTGGGTGCTTACTAACTTCGCTATAATCTCTATTAACAAGTTCGTTGGTCATATAGATGTAGTGAGCGGCATCCTTGCCTTGTACACTACTTGCGTAACGCATCATCATCCATGAACTAAATGCTTTCTTTTGTTCTGGTGTTAAGTTATTGTAGTACTTCCTATCACGCTTGTCAAGTGCGGCCATAATATCCTTTAACGGTATTGCTGGTGCCTTCTTAGCCATTAGTGTTTTCCTTGTATATTTTTATGTAATGCTCTTCGCCTTTGGCAACATTTTCTATCCATGTAGTGTCAGCAGAATCGTCTGCACTATCGCTTACATACTTGTAGCACTTAAAGTCTACTTTTCTATCAGTACATGCTTTAGCAATTGCAAATGCTTCCATGTCAACAACATGGGCAGGATATTCTAAGTCTGGATCTGTAACAAAGTTATCGCCTGTGCTACATGTATATCCAACTCCTAACGAAATAGTAATAGGGTCTTTTGGTAAAAATAATTCAATTGCTTCTGGGCACTTGCCTTTGTCTCGCTCAACAAAATTTACCATTTCGTGACATCCAGATTCTAACTTAATTCCACCTGCTGTACCAAAGTTCCAAACAGTTTGTGGGTTATGTTTTTCAATAAGTCTTGCCGCTGTTAATGCCGCATTAATTTTACCAACGCCTGTAAAGAAAACATTATCCCACTTAGCCATAGTGGGTGCTTCACTTTCAAGTGCAATTAATATTAGATCTTTCATTCGTTTATATCCATGACGCTGAATGTTTCCACTCCGCAATAGTCCTTTAGTTTAGCAGTTCCTTCTAAGAAAGTCAAGTCTATTATGCAGGCATAATTTATATCATACCCTCCTGCTTGTTTAATTAGTTCTACCATAGCATTAGCAGTTCCACCTGTAGCACTAACATCATCTACGATGCATATTCTATCAGTATATGCAAACTCAACACTGTCTAGCATTTCTAAAGTTTCTTCACCATACTCTAATGTATATGAATACGACTTTACTTTGCCTGGCAATTTACCTGGCTTACGAACAATGTGTAAAGGGATACCTAGTGCTAGTGCAACAGGAGCACCCCATATAAAGCCACGAGCATCGGGTGCAACAATCTGTGTTGCTTTGATACTTCTGCAATATGCAACGACCTTATCTACAGTGTACTTAAATGCTTTTGGGTCTTCGAGTATGCTTGATATATCTTTGAACATGACTCCCTCTATTGGGAAGTCAGGTACAGTACGGAGTATTTTATTGAGATCCATATAAGTCTAACTGCTCCCATGGTAAATCTTCTTTTCCAAAATGCCCATAGTTTGTGGTAGTAGTTAGATCTAAATTGAATAAATCAAATCTATCAATTATTCCCTTTGGTGTTAAGTCAACAAGTTCTTGTAATTCTGCAACTAAGTCAGGCCTGACCTCGCCGTCAGCATAAACATACAAACTAGTTGGTTCAACTACACCAATAGCATAACTTAGTTGTACAGTACAGTTGTCTGCTTTGCCTGATGCTACAATGTTCTTTGCCAAATAGCGAGCCATATATGCTGCTGATCTGTCGACCTTAGTGCAGTCCTTACCTGAAAAAGCACCGCCCCCATGTGGAGCATAGCCGCCATAAGTATCAACAATAATTTTTCGTCCAGTAAGTCCTGTATCTCCATCTGGTCCTCCAATAACAAATCTACCCGTTGGGTTGATTAAAAATTCAGTTTCTGATAAATTAAACACACCGTCTAACTCATCGATAATGATTTGCTCAATTCTGTCACGAACAGTTTGTATACTTACATCATCGCTATGCTGAGTACTGCAAACAATCTTGCTAATACCTACAGGTTGATTAATGCTATCGTAATCCATTGTAACTTGACTTTTACTATCAGGTCCAATCCATTCTTCGCCGTTGCGTCTTTCTTTTGCAAGTCTGCGTAGAATTTTATGACTATAGTAAATAGCACTTGGCATATACTCAGGTGTTTCTTTACATGCATAGCCAAACATAAGTCCTTGGTCACCTGCACCAAACTCATCAGTACCTAATGCAATATCTGCACTTTGTCCGTGTAGTTTGTTTACTACTGTTAGGTTAGCCCAATGGAAACCTTCTTGTTCGTATCCAATATTCTTAACTACTTGTCTAACTATAGATTCTACAGTTTCATCATCGATAGGCATGTCTCTTTTGTATTCGCCAGCAACAACAACACTATTAGTTGTTACAAGTGTTTCTACTGCCGCTCTATGATTAATATTACCGTTGATTATTGCATTAGCAATACTATCTGAAATTAAGTCAGATATTTTGTCTGGGTGTCCTTCGCTAACGCTCTCGCTAGTAAATTGATAAGACATATATTCTATCTCCTTTTTAATTTTATGTACCTTGTATTTACAGTTTCTGCGAACTGTATACACGGTTTACTGGTTACTCTCTATCTTCGTACCAATCGTCAAACATTTCTTTAACATATTCAGTTTCTTCCATATCATAACTGACATATTTTTCTGATACATCATGCCATTTAGTGTTAACAAAACCAACACCAGCATAATAACCTTTGCCCATTGAATCCGAATAATCATAGTCAACTTGTAAAGGTTTACGGTCATACCAATATGACTCAATAAACTCGCCCATATCAGATTCAAGTTGTCCTGTTTGAAGTAACTCTGGGTCAAAGTCTTCGCCATCAGTTTCAACATACACTTCACCAAATGTACCTTTTTCTGAACTTAAGAAAAACAATGTTGGTTGATAGTCTTCTTCATTTTCAGAATCAATTTCGTCACTGCTATAACATTCTCTACTATAGATACAAGCCTCGTAGGAATAATAATTGCTGTCATCTAATTCTTCAAACATCATTGTACTGTAGTCGTGATCTACATCTTCCTTCCACTGTATCAATCCATCTTCATAAATTGCATCTTCATGTAATGTGATTTCAGTAACTTCAAACTCATTGTCAGCGAATGGACTATTAATGTGTTCTAGATCATCGTTCTCATTCCAACAATAAAAATCTTCCAATTTAGGTGACGCTGAATCCATCATGTCTTCGTCGTCCCACTCAATGCCTTGTAGATGCTCGATTAAATCTCCATCGCCATCTTCTGCAACTTTTGGCTTCCAGTAGTCAACAAACTCTTTGCTAACTCCGCCAACTGCTAATTCACCGCCATAACGACCGGTGTTAATTCTAAAATATCTTTTGCTCATAATAATTCTCCAAAGTCTATATCTTTCACTTTGTTTGCTTCTTTAACAAACATAGCACATTTAGGTTCCTTTTTATCTTCCAAAGGAATTACCAATATATGGCCGTTTTTTAGTCTTGGGAAATACCATTTAACATCTTGGTATACATTGGTAATCTGTATTTCTTCATTGTCCGGAATGCCATTACGCATTGGGTTGAAGACTGGTGTAACAAAGCCTCTATTGTTTAGGCTTGCTAATGGAATAACTTCTAAACTACCGAAATCTTCATCGCTAGTTAGAATACTCCAATCCATAGGCATTTGTAATTGAAACTCGCCTATCTGTAAACATATCGCTGGAGCATGAAAACTCTCTAAGAATATGAGTGGTAAGAAATAGTAGTCTTTGTAATCTGGTTCGCTAGTATCGAACACACAATATCTTAAATCATCTATTTCGTCTGGTACTGTATCTAGTTCGTATACTGCATTTTCAACTGTTAATATTTTCATTTATACTCCACTTTGGTTACCGAGTATCTAAACTTTTGTTCAGCATAAAATTGCTTTCTTTTTGTTAGATGTCTCTTACTATACTTTAGATTACTCGTTAAGTCAATCACTTTCAGATAATCTTTATCTTCTGCTTTACGGATTCCTCTGCCAATGCTTTGTATAACACGAACAAAACTCTTTCCAGGTTCGAGCAATACAAGGTTAAATATTCGAGGAATGTTAATTCCTACTGCGGCAACTCCGTATGTTGCAACAATAACTTTATTATCTGCTTCAGACACTTCAGCATATTCATCCTGCCTGTCTGTTGTTTTCATTTTGCCACTGATAAATGTCCAATCAGGATTTCTTTCAGATAGCATTTCTCCAGTTGCAATTCGATCTATTAGTACTAATGTATTGCCATTTACTGCAAGTCCATTAATGATAGAACTAATTTGATCTATGCGTTGTGGGTCTGTGACCAACCATTTAAGTTCTTGTGCATACCCATTAAACCCTAGTGTACCATCTTGCAATTGAAATATATCAATGTCTAAGTCTGCTAGTACGCCCATGTCTTGTAGTTCTTTACTGCTTAGTTCACCTACAACAGGACCTAAGCAACAAGTACAAGCCACTGCTTCATGTTCGTCTTTGGGTATAGTTCCTGTTAATCCCCAACGCACTGGTACATTAGAGAAAACACTGCTTAGAAGGTCTCTAAGCACATCTGCTTTTGCTTTGTGTACTTCGTCTACCATTACACATACTACTTCATCTAAAAACTGTTCTATGTCAATTGGTGCTTCACCTTTCTTTGACTTCTTAGATAGCATGGATAAACTTTGCCAAGTACAAATGGTATGTGTCTTTGTATACTCTTTTCTATCGCCGAATAGTACTCCAACATCTAAACCTAAATTCTTGTAATCTCTTTCTGTTTGCACTACCAAGTCTTTGTTTGGTACGATTACTATTGTGCGACCATACTTCTCACACTTGTGACTCAGTACGGCTGTAATAAGTGTTTTACCTGCTCCTGTTGCTACTTGTTGTAAACACTGTGGATTCTGTAAAAACTTATTAATAACTTTAACTTGATAATCACGCAATATAACTGGCATGCCTTCGACTGGATGTCCTTTAGGCCATGCTACATGATCATAGTCTGTTGATGTAACATCTTCAAAAGACAATTGAATAGGTTGCCTTTGATCGTTTACTTCTATCTCATAACCGGCTTCGGTTACTAATGGTAATAAACGATCAAGCAAATTAAGATAAGTTCTGCCGCCAACATCACAGAATCTTACACAGCCATCCCATCTACCTAGTTTGTATGCAGGCATATGATATGCATACGGTAAAAAGTATTTGGCTGCTTCGGATATCTTTCTGCGAGTTGCTACATCAAGTCCAACGAACTTGACATTTACTTCATCTCTTATTTCTAAAGTTACTTTAGGCATACGCTATTATAGTCTACTTGTATGTTAATGTCAAGAAGAACTTGCGTCCTCCTGCGTCATATCCTGGTAATACTTCAACAACATCATCTAGTACATCTTGTACTGTAAATGCTAATCCAAGTTTATCAGATAGTTGTTTTCTCAATACAAAGTCTACGGACTTAATATCATCCAACGATGCACCATCATACGGTCCAGGGTCTCTATCAAACTGTGCTGTATAACTTAATTCAGCAGTTGTTTCACCGAAACTAGCAAAGTATGAAATACGACCTTTGTACGCAGGTACTCTAGGTTGATCAGTATCTGTATATGCTACAAAAACATTTAAACTACCATAAGGTACAGCATACATGTCTTGGAATCTGACACCTTTGGTTTCATATTCGCCTGTGTTAACATATTGCTGAGAACTGCCATCGTAGTCAATATTTTCATCAAAGTCATATGCAAAGTATGAAAGACCTAAGTAACCAATTTCAAATCCAGTTCCTTCTTCAGGCTTCAAACCTAAGTTTGGTTTTACCCATGAGTCGCCGTATTGTTGATACAATGTAGGATTACGATAACTTGTACTAATGTTAGCAAAGAAACCTTTACTATTATCAAAGCCAAGTCTGTATACTCTTGCATCTTCACTTACTCGTGTGCCAAACTGCAACTGGTTGTTATATGTAATAACAGCATAGCCACTAACATCATCCTGTGACTCACCAATGTAGTTTTCTTTATCGTATGTAATACCTGACACAATAGTTGTTACAGGATTAAGATTAAAAGTATCTCTGGCATCAAAGTAATAACGATCTGCATCATTTGAATAAGTACTTACACCTTCGGTGAAGTATTCACTTTCAGTTTTGTTATAACCAATTGTTACATGTTCGTTCCTTACACTAATGTCAGTCCTTGTACCTTCTTGTACACATTCATTTGACTGTGAAAAAGATGATGTATAACAATTATCATAATCGTATTCATAATCTACATGTGACATTGCTAAAGTAAAACCATAAATGTCTCTGACTGATTTAATAGATGTATTTTTATAGTCATCTCTTTCAGTATTATCGTTTCGCACACTGTCATTAGATACATCAAATGATGATACACTTATGGAGTCAAGTATTGCTACATTTAGCAATTGATGATGCTCCCCAAGTCTAAGAACTGCTTGGTCTTCGATTTTGTCATTTATAAACACTGTTCCGCCTAGGCTACCAGAGCCATAAAGAACACTGTTAGGTCCTGAAACAATGTTAACTGTCTCGAGTCCACTCACAACATCATGTGCAAAGTCATACCAGCCTGAGCCGGAATCATTTGCTGGTACACCGTTCCTGTACACGGTTGTGTGTGTAGTTTGAGTACCTCGTTCATTAAAGCCAGCAAATCCACCATATCCACCTGCTACAAATGAAGTAGCCGGCATAACAATTTCAATAATTGACATGTCGTCTGTTACATCTGTGGTGTCTACTTGACTTACTGATCCAACAACTACAATCTCTTCAATGAGATTAGAGTCTTCTGCTAAAACTGCATTACTCGTTGCGAGTAATAAAAGCAGTGTTACTAAGTTTTTCATTATTTCTCCTTATTAATATAAATGAAAAAAAGTACACTCCCCATAATTGAGGAGTGTACCAGTCGAAGCGTCTAGGCTACTGTGGGAGTATTTAAAATCCCAAACGCTTCATACAAGTGCTCTCGGCCAATCCTTTCCAGGTGTCCGGAGACATTTGTTTTAAGTCGGCTATCTTAAGTACCATTCTTAATGATATCTCTCGAAGCCTACTAGCCTTTTCATGCATAAAGTCTACGACTTCTGCATTACCTTCATCACCAAACTTGTACTCGTCTAGCATACCGTCCTTAACAATCTGGTTGATTCTTAAGAAACGATCTTTAACACTATCCATTTCCAAGTCCATGTAGTGACATCTCGACATCAACGCCGCTAAGTGGTCTTGTATCTTCTTACTACGAACATTCTCGAAGTTCACATTAGTGATAAAGATACAACCTCCTGAGAATTCAAACCTATCTGGAATTCCTTCTCTTCGCAATGCCGCTGATTCTGACTTCCAACTAATTGTACGCTTCTTACCTGAGTCAAGTACTGCCTTCAACATGTTCAAGCATACCTCATCAAATAAGATACTGTCACAGTCATCAAACACAAGGATGTCACCTTTGTTTGAATTGTTAAACAATGTTTGGTACAAACCAATTGGTGTCATTGAACCTTTTACAACTTCTGTTCTCGGTGGACGACCTGCAAGTTTAGTTTCTGCATCGTACATATCGAGAATAGACTCAACACCAAACGACTTACCAACACCCGGAGGGCCACTTACAATAAGACCTCTAACAACACCGTTTGCCACAGCATCAGTCATTTGGTCTAGTATATCGAAACGCTCACGGATTCTAGCCATTGCCTGCTCATCAGTTTCTTTAGGCTTAGCCTCAGTCTCTGGAGCAGTTTCAACAAGTTTCTCACCTTCGGCATCTGCTAAAGGCTCAACACTTGCTAGTGTTGGTACTACAACACGGATTGAAGTACGCTCTGGTCCTAATAATGCTGATGCATCTACAGTCACAAAGTATCCTTTCTTTCCTTGTTGAGTTGGTTTAATCAAAGGAAACACTCCTTCAATCGGTTGATTACGGTATACACCATTTTCTATTTTTACAAAGTTTGACATATCTAGCCCTCCCACAGGCGTTAATTTAAACAATACATGTATTATACAGTATCAATGAGTTCGTGTCAACCTTAAAATATAAGGCTAAAAATCCAAAGAACAAGTAAAATACCAGCAAAAGAACCAAGCAATTCTGCACCGTTTTTAGAGCTAAACACAGAACCAATAATTGCATACACAAAGTATAATGGTATTAGTGCGGCTATAAACGATAACATATTTCTTACTCCTTTTTTGCTTTATGTGTATATTATACAGTCAAAAGCATAAGAAGTCAAGTGAAAATATCACA